GATAAGAAAACAGAAGTGCTTTCTTCTCAAGAAGAAGCTGATCTTCAAAATGAGTTTAATTCAGCAGTAATGCTGACAGAACAAGAGGCAATTAATCTTCTTAACGATCCTCTTTATGATTCGGGCGGGCATATGTACGAAACTGCTACTGACGGGTTGGTTCAACGAAGTGTTGATTTAAACAATACTCCACAACAAATCAACTATACCGGCTCTAATAGCCAGCCCGTCAGTCAGCAGTCTTTTTCCGAATTGCCAACTATTTCTCTCATGGTAAATAATTTGGCCGGAACCTCTTCAGGAGGACCTACGGCGCATATTATTTCTAATGATGGAATTACACTTACCAACTCAACTTTTGCTGGTGGCTTAGCCAGCAATTATGTCTCTTTTAACGCTCAACAATCTCCATTCTTGCCAACTCAACAAGAAACTTTAGCTGCCTCCAAGGTTATAGAGGCTTCCGAAGATGAAACCTTGCCAAAGAGAAGAGGCCGAAAACCATCAAAGGCATTCAAATGAAAAAAATAGTTAATTTCGTAAAAAAGCACCCCTGGTTATTAACGAAATGTTTGGCAGTAGTTACATTCGTTTGCACTCTCTTCATGAAACCCTTAAATAGACTTATGCCGCTTTTAATTGAGCTAAAAGGATTGCCACTTACTCCTCCTCCACCTCCTGCGCAACCGTTAGTTGCACAAATACAAAATACTTTTGCTCACGGAGGCAAGTCATATCCAGGAAGATATAGTCCAAGTTGGATCGGTGCATCTTTTAAAGACCCAACCAAACACCCAGTAATTAAGAGTAGACTTGATCTTATCGCTGCCCGAGAAGCAGAAGAAGCAGAGGCCGCAGCTAAACTTGCAGGAGAACAAGCTGCACTTCAAGTTACCGCTCCCACCATCTCCTCCGATGATAACGCTTTTGTTGTCGCAATTAGCAACAATGTTCCAGAAAACAATAAAGAATTTTAAGAGAGAAAGCTATGCAAATTTTCAGCCCATTAAAGAAAGAAGCTACCCAATTCGTTAAAACATTTCTTCAAGAAAATCCCAATCTTATGAAGAAGTATGTTGATACCAGTATTACTGTATTAAGTTTTCTTTTAGTACCATTAGATGTTTTTTTGAGACACTTACTTATCGTTCAAGGTTTAGATCCAAATGAGATTCCGGGTCGAAGAGAGGCTCAACAACTTCAAGATGATATGACTTCTTTTCTTTACAAAATTCATGATAAAGAATATGATACTGATTTCGATTTATCTTGGGCTATGAAACGTTTTGAAGAGACCCGCAAGGTACTACAAGATCGTGAATTAACGGAAAAGCAATTCAAGGAGTTTACTGATATATCTAACTTAGATTGCGTTGATGTTGCTAAGAAAAATAGTTTTAGTCGTGTAGAATCTGAGACTACTGTTCCAGAATTATTTGTTATTGAGGCTAATTCAGACATTATCCCATCTATGCAAGGTTTGCAAGTTGCCACGGCAACTTGCATAACTGAAGAGGATTTAGATAATCCAAGCATTGATAATGATGTGAAAGCTACCAAAGGTGTCAAGACAGAAAAGAAAAAACTGAATAGAACGACTAGTCTTACTAGTAAAAAGCAAATTCAAGAAAAAGTAATGAAGGCAACAACAATAGTAAATGATATGGTTGCTTGTGGTTTGTGCGAATCTAATTCGGAAGCAATTCAAAATCAAGTTAATGAAATACTAAAATTTAATGATGAGGCTTATGAATCTCTAAAAAGACTTGTTCGAAGACACGATATCCTTCCTAAAGACGTACCAGCCAAGACAACTAGGCAAATATCCAAGCGTAAGGTGGCAAAGAAATGAAATGTGTATCCTGTGAAACGGAGATAAATCCGAAATGGTCTCATGCCATTAATATCAATGTTTGTCCTTTTTGCGGCAAACATATTATGGAAGAACATCTTAAAAATTGTGTTACATCATTGGCTGCTGCCATGGAAGAGATGTTAAAGTATCCTGAGCAGCTTGATGATTGGCTCCTATCAAATCATAATTATATAAAAACAAATTCGCCAAATCTAAAAGCTTATGTTCCTAAAGAAGCTATTAAGGAAATGCGTAAAGAGATAGAAGAGGAAGAGTTTCAAGAGAAGAAGATGACAACGATGAAAATTAAAAACGCTCGTGGAGAAGAGGAGGAGATCTGGGTCGAAGTACAGAAAGTACAATCCGACGACAGAACCAAGGAATTTTTCGACCGAGCAGATGGTGTCATCAATAAAAGTAATGGCAGAACTTCAGGCAGAACAGTTGGCCCACAACAATCTTCCGTTCCCAAAGGAATCGTCGAAAAAACTCAATATTTTAAAGAAGCTGTACAAAAAATCAAGAGAGAAAGTTCAGAAGGTATGATTGGCGAAGATGGCATGACGACCATTATGATGAATCCAGATATGATGGATCGTGCTAATCCATCTATAGTAGCAGAACTTGAGTCTGCCATCAGTACTGATGATATAATAGCTTCAGGGCTCCCTACTGCCGCTACAGGAGAAGATGATGAGATTCCAAGCGTGGTTATGAGTATGGCTAGCCGAGCTGCATCCAAACAAGGCGGCAATACTATCAATGAAAAAGACCTAAAAACATTGCAAGAAATGCAATATAAGGCCGCTACTGCGTCTAAAAGGTTGCAATCTGGCAAAGGCGGATTTAGTAGAAGTTAAGGATGTAAGCACATGTCTATGCGAATAATTGACAATAAGAAAATTGATATGACTGACTCCGAATGGGATATGTATCAGAAGATTGTTAGATCATATACCTCTCCAACTAATAAAGGCGAAGATTATTTTATTGATCTATTTGAAACCAATGAAGATGGAATTATTATTTTCCTTAAGCCCCCTTCTAGAAGGCAAACTTCTTTAGAAGTATTTTTATTTTTAATGAGCCTTATGAGCCATCAACATTTGAGATTAATGCACGAGCAAGTAGATGATGTCGTTAAGCAATTAAATGAAAAAATGAAACTTATAAAGTAATATTTTGTCGAGAAAAAGTTAGTTATATTCAATATTATAGAAGGAAGACGGAAAGTATAATTTTAGGGCACATATGAAAAAACATGAAGTCATAAATGGTAAGTTAGTTTGCCCATCTTGCCTTCAAGATAAAGATGTGTCTGAATATTATCAGTATTTTGGGCGTCCCAAAACGCCATGTAAAGATTGTAAGCTGCAATATCAAGGCAATTATTATATGGAAAATAAAGAGAGCATAGAAGAATATAGGTCAGATTACTATAATAAAAATAGGGACAAAATAATTGCTAATCAATTAACTCGTGATAAAGATAGGGTTGATGAAATCAAAGAGTATCAAGTAAATTATAGGCAGGCTAATAAGCCCGAATTAGCCGCGAAAAAGAGGATTTATAAGAAAAATAGAATTCAAACGGATCCTGTCTTTAAATTAAGAACATTAGTTTCTAACGCTATATATCAGGCACTTATTATCAATATTTCTAGCAAAAATGGTATATCGTGTTTAGAGTATCTAGAATATACAATGCAAGAATTAAAGAATCATATTGAGAAGCAATTTAAGCCGTGGATGAATTGGAATAATAGGGGACCATATAAAATTAATGAGTGGAACGATAATGATCCAACTACATGGACATGGCAAATTGATCATATTATTCCGCAAGCAAAACTGCCCTACACAAGTATGGATGATGAAAATTTTAAGAAGTGCTGGGCTTTAGAAAATTTACGACCGTTAAGCGCCAAGCTTAATTTATTTAAAGGAATTAAATGATTGATTATTCTGATATTCAAAAATTAATTGAAGAGTGTTTTAATGAAACTTCTATATCTAGTAGAGAAAAATATGATGCTGATAAGGCAGATCGCACAGCGGCTCTTTTTCTTTGCGCCCAAATGAAACTTTCATTTTTGATCGAAGAGGTGGAGATGCAAGCAAAACAAGCAAAAAATGAAATTACCAGAATAGAGGGTGAAAAATACTTTGAGTTTAAGCAAGCGCAAGGAGACAAAAAAATCACTGAAAATATGACGACGAGTCACATCGCTAAGGATGCTGATATAGTAGCTGCGAAGTTAGAATGTGCGAAACAAGAGTCAGCCTTAAAAAAGTGGAATTATATTATGAATACATTAAAAGATAGCCACGTATATTTTAGAAACTTAAGTAAGAATAAAACTTGGAACGAATAAATAGGAAAAAACAATGACCGAAAAACAAATCACAAAAGTAGGGAATAAAAATATTTCATCAGGAATTGATATCGATGCGTTAGTAAAAAACGCCCAACAATCTTACGCCAAAAAAGAAGCAGGATTAGCTAGACAACTTTGTACAGGATCTACCTTGCCAGCAGTATCTGAAAAGGATTTTATATTATGGACAGGCGGGGAGCACTGGAAAGAATTAACTCATTTAGATGGATTAAAGTATGGAATTATTACACAAATAAGCGGCAAAGCTGATAGTGGAAAATCTACTCACGCAATGGCATTTATGAAATATGCCCAAGAGCAAGGGGTATGAGTTATTTTATGGGATTCAGAAAGAAAATTCCAATCTTCAAGATTTGAAAAGAAAATTGGAGGAGATCCTAAAAAATTAGTCCTCGTAAGATCAAATAATATTATTGAAGGGTCTAAGGCTGTCGCTCATTTTGTTAATGCAGCAAAAGAAATGAATCCGGCCCTCAAAATATTAATTGTATGGGATAGCGTGGGGGCGACATTAAATTCGACCGAAGATAAAGAAGACACTGAAAACTATTCTCTACAACCAGGAGTATCTGCAAAAGAAACATCTGGAGCAATTCATAAGTTTCAAAAACTCATGAATAAATTTATGAACAAAGAAACTGGCGAAGAGTCAATCGCTGTATTAGCAATCAATCAAACATATACATCTATTGGTATGGGCGCACCTTCTCAAATTGAAAAAGGTGGGGGAACATTATATTATTTAAGTTCTATAATAATTCAATTGTCAAGAAAACAAGATCTTACAAGAGTTAAAGATGGAGAAAAATATAAATATGGCATTGTAAGCAGAGCTAAAGTCAAAAAGAATCATCTTTTTGATGGTGATGAATCTATTTATCAAATGGATTTGGTTGTTTCAGCAGACGGAATTCGTTTAGCCAAAGATGTTAAAAAGTTTGACGATATAAAGGGATGGGATGATGAAAGCGATGAAGAGGATGGAGATTAATTATGCCAAGTGATATCGCTGTTGGTGCCAATATAAATACTCCAGGTGGAGCGGTTGCAATTATTCCAAGTGGAGCGCCGGTTAAGAGAAATCCAATCTATCTCATTATTTTAGAGAGGCAGAATGGTAAGACTCAGGTTATAGAGAAATTTATTTCTTTAGATAAGCCGCAGTCAGAAAATGGATTTATTCAGGTTAAGGGAATTTTTTGTGAAAATACGGAAGAAGAGATAATTAAATCTTTTACCGAGATATTGACAAATTCTCCAAAAGAATTAATATTAGAGATGATGTTTCCGCATCACCGCATCGTAAGTATCAGAAGCTTAGTTTTTAATGCGGTCAAAAGTATTAATCAATTAAGATGATTTGTCGAGATAAAGTTAGATTCAATTAATATAAGAGAAAGGTAATAAGATGTCAAATAGTAAGATAATCAATGTTGATGAGGCAGTTATGACAGGCGTTTTGTCAATGATTAATGATGGTAGTATAAATACTTGGACAGGAACTATGACAGAGTTGAATTCAACTCTTAGAAAAATTCTTGGCCGTAGACAATCACAAGTGCTTCCAGGTTCTCCTGGCGCTCTTAGAGTTGTATTAAATAGAGTAGTCAATAGACTACGCAATCGTAGGATTGGTGTTAGATTTGCTCGAACCACCGATCATACACGCACCCGTTTTGTAAAATTTTCACGATAATCGTGAATTACGATCAAAGTGTTTGTTAAATAGAGAAGAACGTACCGAAGTGTACAATAGAAAAATAACAGTATAGGAGATCAAAATGACTACATTTGGCGAAGTGTCCTGGACAGATGATGTATTTGGTGGTGATGATAAGAAACACACAAACTCTAAGGATCTGTTCCTTAGATTAGATGAGGGCCCAAACGAGGTAAGATTAATTACCCAACCTTTCCAATACTTGGTTCACAAGTACAAGAAAGAAGGAGATCCTGGTTTCGGAATGAAAGTACAATGTTCAGCTATCCACGGAAGCTGCCCACTTTGTGCTGATGGTGATAAGGCCAAGCCACGTTGGTTGCTTGGTGTAATTAGCCGTAAGACTAACACCTATAAGATTTTAGATATTTCTTTCGCGGTCTTTTCTCAGATTCGTAAGCTAGCAAAGAACCCAAAGAAGGGAGATCCGATGAAATACGATCTCAATATCGAAGTAGATAAGAATGGTGGCGCAACAGGATATTACTCTGTTCAGTCTTATGATAAAGAACCTTTATCTGCCACTGACCAACTAATCAAGGATAGTGTTGATTTTGACGATTTGAAGCGTAGAGTTACTCCTCCATCAGCCGATATCGTTCAAAAGAGAATCGATAAGATTAATGGAGCTACTGATGGTAACACTGCCCCAGTCGCCGTTAAAGTCGGCGGCAAAGTAGATACCAAACCAGGTACCGCCAAAGTAACTCCAGCAGTGAGTATGGCTGATGATTCTGAGCTAGAAATGACCTTCCCAGATCATGACGCTCAAGCCTAATCAGTTAAATAAATGAGTTAAAAGGGTCCAGAGCTAATACTTTGGGCCTTTTCTATTTTGACTTGATATATTGTCAAGTATGACAAAAACCATTTTAGGATTTGATATAAGTAGCGCGACCACAGCTTATGCAGTTCTCGAAATTGATGAGAAAACAAAAACAATCAAATTCATTAAATCAGATTATATTAAGCCCATCAAAAAGGGAACTATCTTAGAAAGAGTGGCTGACACTAGAAATAAAATTCAAAAAATCATTAATGATGTCAAACCAGATTATATTGGTATTGAAGATATTGTATCTTTCATTAGAAATAAAAGTACAGCTAGAACAGTTATTGTCTTAACTACTTTTAACAGAATGATAGGGTTATTATCTTATGATTATCTTAAAAAATCTCCAGAACTATTAAGTGTCCTAACAATTAGACATGGATTAAAAACAGATAGTAAATTTCCAGCTAAAGAAGAAATGCCAGAATTAGTTGCAAAACATTTAGGAATTAAGTTTCCATATGAATATAATAAAAAGGGCAAGATTAAAGTAGAAAATGGAGATAAAGCTGATGCTATGGCGGTCGCTTTGTATTACGCTTTCATCTTGACCGGCAAGTCGAAGGTTAAGAAAAAATGAATTTAAAAGAAGCATACTCAATATTGGAAATTCCTGAGGGCACGCTCCCGGAAGATGCCAAGAAAAAATACCGGAAGCTTACAAAAGAATTTCATCCAGATGTCAATAAAGAGCCTGGAGCCGAAGATAAATTCAAAAAGATTAATGAAGCTTATGAGTGTATAAAAAATGGTAAAGGAAATGATCCTGAACCTATCGCCAATAATCGTAGTCCATTTCATAGACAACAAGTAATTCAATTAGAAAATATTGAATTAAAAATGACTATTGATTTTAAGGAATCTGTTTTGGGCTGTAAGAAAGAAGTTAAATATTCTAGAAAATCTAAATGTCAAACATGTGATGGTATTGGAGAGATTCGACTTAATAATGGTTGCGCAGCATGTGGCGGCAAAGGAAATGTAACATCTCAGCAGCGTGGGATGGTTTTTGTAAGCACCTGTCATAAATGTCAAGGAAGAAGTCAAACAACCACATGCAATAACTGCAAAGGAAATGCTACCGTACAAACAGACGTGTCTGTACATGTGTCCGTGCCTGCGGGAGTTATTAATGGGAATACTCTACGCTTACAAAATATGGGAAACTATGCTGGCTCTGTTATGGGTTTTATGGAACAATATACAGATGCTTTTTGCCACATTACAGTAACTCCTGAAGAAGGACTTAGTATTGATGGAAAAAGTGTTGTAACTACACTTAATCTACCATTGGTAGATGCTTTGCGCGGATGCACTCGAACTGTTAAAACTATTTTTGGAAGCAAAGAAATAGAAATTAAGCCCCAATCTAGAAACAGAGATGAGGTAATTATTCCCCATCTCGGTGTGGGAGGTGCAGGAGACCAAAAAGTCATTCTAGATGTTCAATATCCACAAAACACCGACAAGCTAATTGGTGTCCTAGTTGATGAGGTAATATAATGCCACTAGCTCTTAATTGCAATAATACATATGAAGATGATAAAGGTAAACAAAGAAGGTGCGGACAGGTAGAGCCATACATGGATCCTAAGACGGAACAAGTATATTGCCCACTATGCAACTCAGAGATGACGGTTACACATTTCACTAAAGTTACATTAAAAAACCTAAAGCAATTTAGACAAAAACCCACCATTCCATTTGCAGTGAAATGCCAGAAATGTGGCAAAGAAGCTCAACCTAAAATTGCAGGTGATGATATAGTTTGTCCTGGATGCAACAAAAAACATGAGCATTTAAGTGAGCCATTTAAAATTATGTTGAAAGATAAGTTAAAGACGGCAAATAAAGACGTTAGCTAAAAGGCAAGATATGTTAGATAAGATAGTGGAGTCTTGTCGCTTTTTATTGGATAATTATCCAGAAGCGCAAGCAAGTAAGTCATATCTTGATTCGCGTTTAAACGTTGAAAGTCAAGAAAAGTGGGGATTTGGTTATTTCCCCGGAATGCAAAATATTTCCGCGCTTACCGATTTTGTAGGCAAAGATACCCTATTTCAATTAGATCTTTTAACATATAGGGATATTGAAGACTCTTTTTCCCCTAGAAGAATTGTTAAGAACTATTTTGAAGACCATCCTTTAATTATGCCATTTAGAAACACTTATGGTAAAGTGGTTTCATTAGTTGGTCGAACATTATTAGATGAAGACGCTCGCAAAGAAAAGGCTATTGCCAAATATAAAAATACCCAAAAATCAAGTGAGTTCGTCAAGGGCAACTTATTATTTGGCTTATATGAGAATAAACAAGACATATTAGACCAGGGGTGCGTTTATATTGTTGAAGGTCAGTTCGATGTCATTAAAGCATCAGAGATAGGTTTTAAAAATATTGTAGCTCTTGGCAATAATAATTTGACTACCTATCAATTATCTGTCATTAGCAGATACTCTAATAACATATTTTTGTTGTTGGACAATGATGAAGCTGGCCAAAAAGGGAGGAAACGAGTTGTAAGTAAGTTTGGGCAGTTTGCCAATATTCGTAATTTTTACATACCAAATGATTATAAAGATATAGACGAGTACATTACTAAGGCCGGCATTAGTGATTACACGGAACTGTCTTTTTCTCTTAGGGACTAATAAAACACTTTTGACAATGAGGTCTATATGGAAAAAAGAAAAAATCGCTCAGACCATTACCAGCATCTTTTACTCGAAACGGCTTGCTCTAATGATATGATGGAAGCTTTTTGCAATGAAGACAGTATTTCTGCAAGATTAAACCCTTTTGAATATAATGAAGATTTGATTGAACTAGAAGACCAGCTTAAAAAAGAATTTTGGAGAGTGGTAGATACTCTCTTAACCTCTAGACAGAGAGAGGTAATTAGATTATACGCAGATGGATATACCCAAATGGAAATTGCTAAGATGCTAAATGTGAACCAAAGCAGCATCACCAAGAGCCTTAATGGCAATGTAGACTACAAGAATCATAGGAAGGTATACGGCGGTGCTAAGAAAAAGATCAATAAGATCATAGAGAACGATGACAAAATCAAAGATATTCTAAAGCAAATGGCGGAAATCCGCAGCGAGAAATGGTGACGAATATACAATGAATAATAAAACTGAAAAAGATAAGTGTATTAGTAATTTTTTTGATACATTGGGCATTTATGTCCATCATAAGGTAATTGTAGCAGAAGATTTATATGATATTCTAAATGATGAAGAAAAATTACAAGCCCTAGTTTCTAAATTAAAACTAAAGGCTTTTTGGTGAAAAACAAATAATTAAGAAATTCGACGGCTGCCTTATCTATAAGATAAGGTGGCCGTTAGTAGTTTTTGGGTCAAAATTATGAAAGTCAACGTCTCGTGGCAATATTTTGTAATATCTAGGTAGTATAGCACATCAATAAGTACAGAATATTATCAATATTTCTTTATGTATGATAAGGTATATTCTGCTCAACAGGAGACGTAATGTCCAAAATTAGTTTAGATTACTCAAGTTTAGCCAACAAAATTACTAAGAAAGCCTACCGCCTCTCTGATGTTAAAGATCAGCTTGAGACTATTGCTTTTGATGTAGTTCGCTTTAAAGATGGTGATAAAGGTGCCGATTTATGGCAAGTTCAAAGCGCAGATGATGGTGACTATATTGTTGCCTTATATACTGATGAGGTAGAAAAAGAAGCATCTTCTGACTGGTCAGTCTTAGTAACTAAGAGTGGTAGTGATTTACAAATTTCTTATAAGGGCGATCCTCTTGTAAGAATGTCTTCTTCTAAACTTGGTATTCCTAATAGTGAATTACATCAGGTAGAGAAGTATTTGCCAGAAAAATTAGCCACTAATAAGAAATTAGTTAGGGCTTTATTAGGTGAATTGAATGATGCAGCCAGGCAAGAAGTGTCTAAACGATACCCAGAGTTGGTCTAACGGAATAGGTATAATATGAGCATCGATAAAATACATCAATTGGTAAATTCTCTAGCAAAAACAGCAGAGAATGATCAAAAGTTAGCCACCCCATTCTTAGCTTCTAAGCTAACAAAATATGCCTCATCTTATCCTCAAGATAAGACTCTTGGTGGAATGGCTAGAGTTCTAAATGATATGGTAAGAAACAAGACATATTTTATCCGTAGAGCGGATTTTAAGTCTCTTGGTCATAAATTGCAAACAAATAATACGAAATTTGCAGAGTTATTTCAAGAAGAGCTTGGCGAAACTCCAGCAGAGCCTACTGTTACTACCTATGATCGTGACGAATCAATTAAGTCTAATCCATATCATATTGGAGATCAAGTCTTAGCCAATGCTTTAGAGAGTGTCTTTGATAAACATTTATCTCTAAAAATGTATTCACAGCCTATTGCGAATCTAGCTATGAAATCAGTTGGATCTACATTAGATTCTTGGAATCTTAGACCGGCTCAGCTTACCGTTAGTGATGGCAATGATAAATTCATTGTAATTAAAGCTGATTATGAAACTCCAAAAGGCGTTACAAGTTTTTATGTCCCAGTTGAAGTGACTAAGAATAAAGTAACTGATCCAGAAGTATTTATGGGAAATACTGGACCAGAAGATCTTAATCACACCAATATTAAGGCATATGTCACCAGACAAGCCGGAGTAAAAACTAAAATTGGTGGAACTGATATTCTCAATGCTCTTAATCTTGCAGCTTCTGATAAGCGAGAGGTAACTGCTGCCGAATTAGCCGTGACTCGTCTTAATGCTACTCGTCAAGGTAAATCAGAATTTTTTCAAGACCAAATTGTAGGATTACATGTTGAAGCCGCGCCAAAACAAGATGTAGCTCTTCCTAAATATGAAACCTTTGCTTCTTTTGAAGAACAATGGTCTAGTCCAAGCGGCCAAGCTTGCTGGCATTTTGGCGCAGAATTAGTTTCTTCTGGTAGAGTTCATGTAACTCGTGAATTACAATCTTTTGGATTTACAAATCCCCAAGTAGTTGTAACTAAGAGCGATGATAATACTATTTTTTATGGTGTTTCTCTAGATACTGGGAAAGTAGCTTTTACCGTACCAGTAAAAATAGTAGCTAATAAGCTTACTAAGCCAACTGTTTTACTATGTAATGGTGCTTTAACTACTTTTGATCGTTCTGGTATTAATGAATTAGTTAGTGAAAATAAGACAGATATTAAAGTTGCATCGGTCGCTTCTACTATGGCTACATTAAAGCCAAGTGAAGTTCTTACTAATTTACGCCAAGCTATGAATGATGGAAATCATGCCAAGGCAGAAGATGCGCTTAATGTCTTAGCTAACGCTGGAGACAAGAAAGCTTATGACACTGCTTTCCAAATTTATATGGAAGGATTGTCTAGCAAGAAGGTGGCAGAGACAAAATGTTCTAAGATGGTTAAGAGCGCCAAGAATGCTGTTAGTGAGTATCCAATTTGCTCACATACTGGTCTACCAATTAACAAGGTATATCAAGACAAAGATGGAAATTGTCGTCCACTTTTCCGCAAAGGAATGGATGAAACTTACGAAGGAACCTCATTTATTAACGCCAAGATTTTCGGGTGATTTATGAGCTTACATGAAATAAACAGATTAGCTGCTTTATTTCAGCTAAAATATGCTTTAAAAGCAGAGGCAGCTCCAAGAGTTGTTCCTCCTAAAATATTAGAAGCCGCTAAAGATAAGGTTAGAACGGCTTGGAAAAACTACGTAAATACAAATCAGACAATTACTTCAACTGCTCCAACTATGATTATGCATTTGGCTAATAACGAACATCCGTATGCTAAAGCTATTCTTAAGGGAATGAATGATTTAGTTGATCGTATTGATCAATTAACACCATTAAAACTTTTCAATTGGATTAATAGAATAGCCAAAGATATTGAAAAAATATCTAACTGGAACTCATCTGGAATTATGGACACAATTCATGACAATGTAAGAGTGACAAGGCAACCAGAAGCTAATTTAAGGGAATTAATAAAGAATAAATTTGGACATCAGTTAGTTCCACTATCTTCTATGTTGGTGGATGCTGCAAATTTATTAGCCAGAGCTTTGCTTAAGAAACCAGATACGGTTGCTAAAAAAGCTAAGTCTCCTCCACCTATGGGCAAAAGTAAAGATCAACTTCGTGTTTTTATGCAATCTAATCCTGATGCAGCTAGATATGGTTTAGATTCAGAAGAAGTTTTTAGACAAGCTTTAGAAAGAAATAGGCCACTTATAGAGAAGTTTATAAGATCTTTGAAAGTAAAAGAAGATCCCAATAGGCCCGGAAAATATATTAGACCAACTCCTACAACTGGCCCGGAAGTTCTAAAACTAACAAATGAAATTAAAAGAGGACTTCCACAAGGAACTAATGTTGAGGCATTAGAGCAGGGAACTATTGAACCAGCCGAGTCTTTATTTCTTGAGCCACCGGATGAGGCAGACGAGCCAGAGGAACATATTATAGAGGGAGATCCTAATATAATTGAAGTTGAACATTTTGATCCCATGGTTGATGTAAGACAAAAGGAAAAAGTTAAACAAGAAGACGAAGAGCGCAAAAAACGACAAGAAGAGTTCGAAATGAAACAAAACTCTAAGTATGCGCAACTTAATAGAGAAATAATATTTCTTCGAAAGGTAGGATTATGAGAATATCTGAACTATTGACCGCTATGGCTTCATGGCTAGAAAGCCCAAATAATGAGGCGCTATTACTTGCCGAGACTGACGACCATTGTATGAAGGTAGTGGCAGAGTCATGCGTTCTAGCCGCTGAACTTCTTAAGAGGGCAGCTGAGGAAGTAGATGCCATTGAGCCTCCAGCAGAATCTGTTATTACGCCACAATCTATTGATGAGACTGCCGTTTTAGCTGCAGCTCTTGATAATTCTGATGATCCTCAACTTAAAAGAATTGCTTCTGTTCTTGATGAATTGCTTCTAACTATTGCTGCGCCACCAGGAGCTGTTGCTGAAAAGAAAGCTGCCGAAAATGATCGTCTTGAGGAACTTCGCAAGAAATATGAACAACCTCGTAAAGACTTACACGAATATAATAAGATTGGCGTTTCCGAAAAAGCCATTGACAAGAGCAATTTTACCAAAGATTATAAGATTTTGGAAGCTCCCCTTAGTGCTAGAAGTTGTCCCGATCATCCTGGCGCTCAAATGGCAAGGGTTGGTGAGCATATGTTTCAGTGTGAATTAGATAAAAAAACATATAACTATGAAACCGGTTATACTTTAAATAACGGCAGTAAAGTTCCAGGTGGTGATGTTTCATTGCAGACACAAGGATTAGAAACAAGTTTTCATCAAATCTTTGATACTCGTGAGGGTCGTCTTGGATATAATAAGTAAGTCAATAAACGCTTTTCACGAAGCAATTAAAGAAGTGCTTTCTCAAATGGATCCTGAAGCAGCTAACCTATTTGTGGAGCGTTTCAAGGAAAAATTAGATGAACAAAAACGTACTCAAGAAAATATTAGATCATCCGGATCGTGAAGAAATCATTGCTAAATTAATAATGGATACGTCTTGCAAGGATATTAATGAATGGCTTGCAGATAAATATAAAAATGTTAGCGAAGCTAAATTTGTTATTGCTGAGAAATCACTTAAAACATTCAAAGACAATTATCTTGATGTTTATAATTTAATTCAAGAGGATATCTCTAAAACTAAACAAGCCATTACCACTAGTACAGAAGACCAATTAGTCTTAGCGGTTCAAGGCAATTCCACATATAATAAAATGATGGAGAGTTTGGCCGGTAAAGAGATTGATGTTAGGGCTATGATAGCCAAATTATGTATAGCTATTGAAACTCGTTTGGGTCAAATTTTTGATGAAATACAAGAAGATCCAAGAAATATTAATACTAGAATAGATCGTATGCTAAAAGAGTATGCTGAATTATTTGGGACATTATTGGAAAAATATTATAAATTTACAGAAGGAAATACTGATTTGACTATTCAACATAATGTAACTTTACAGGCTGTCGATCAGCATATTTTGGTATTTCATGATGCAATCCGAGATGTTTTATCACAAATGGATTTAGAAAGTTCGATGTTATTTATGGAGCTTTTTCATGAAAAAATGACAAAGCTAAAATCATTAGCTCCAGAATCAATTCCTAATACTGATATTAGATTGGCTGAAGTTAAACTACTCAACGAAACTATTAATAAGAAACTAAATAACGAGTAAAAATATGTCAGAATCAAAAAAAACCAAACTCAAAACTCTTTATGAGGATCTTGTAAAAAAGACCTTAATGGGGCCAGCTTTTGAAAAAGAGCTAGAGGATGATGAGCGCTTGCAGAAAGCTATTGAGTTTTTTGAAAGACATGGTTTGACTATTGAAAAGTATGATCCTAGTAATTTTTCTTCTTGGGATCATAAGCCTTTAGATGAAAAGAAGGCTTATCCTAATTTTGATCAGTATTCTTATATACCTGGTCAACATGACATGCAGAAATGGTTAATGTCAGTTAAAGACATTTACTATAAACAAAAAGCCGGGCTACCATATAAAGAGGCCATTCGCCAATCTACCCAAGGTTGGAAGAAAATGGAAATTTATGATTTCTTAAACTGGCTTAGATTTCATGAAGAAGGTTCTCATATGAAATATAAATTCGCACAAGTTTGGTATGAAAATGGACAACCAGGATATTTCCTTCACATTAAAAAAGATACGCCAGAAGATGAGCAGCAAGCTTCTGATGGTGCAGCTGTAGATAAGGCTCGTCAAGAATCAGAGCAAAAAGCAGAAAAGAAAGCCATTATTGAGGCACAACGTAAAAAAATTATTGGACGATTAGATTCCGTTGAAAAATTACTTCGCTCCAGAGAGGGTCATATATTTGCCGATTCTGAATTGGAAAATTTGATGGATGCTATTTTTACTTTAAAAAAGAAGATACAACTTGTTAATAAGCTAAGTGTTTCTACTCGTTTATATGAAGATATGATTGTTCGTGAAGCTAATGTTTTAAGTCGTAATGGATTTATTAAAGCAGCAGATATGCTTTATTCTGTAGCACAAACTCCTGCAGCTTCTGCAGAATTAGGGGCCGTTCCACCATCAGATAGTCCGGCAGATCCAAGTGGTGCTGGACAAACAGGAACTACAGGTGGGCCATCTGCCGGATTAACTCCTAGCCCTAATGATCCTACTCAAGCTGGAAATCAAAATAATACCCCTCCAGCTTCGGCTTTAGCTGGACCATCAGGACCTCCAGCTACTACGGGATCTACTCCTTCTATTTTACCAGTTAAGCCTCCTGTTCCAGATGCTATTAATGCTTTCTTCAAAAATATGGAAGGTGAGCCTGATGATAGCAAAGATAAAACTAAAGCTGATGATGATAATTTAGAAGTTAATGATAATGATCAAGAATTAATGGTAACAGAGGCTCAAGCATTGGCACCTGGTGGTCCTCCAGCTGCTGCTTTAGAAGATATTCCATTAACTGATGAACCACCAGCAGAAAGAGGCAATCCAGTTAATCCATCTGATCTTGCTCCCGCTCCGCTTGAAGTAGAAGAGCCAGATGAGAAATTAGAAGTTACTGAAAAAGATATTCCATTACCAGAAGGTGCTGATATTGCCGTCCCTCAAACATCTGGATTTGATGCAAAAATGGATGAGATGTTAGCAAATGTAACTATGTCAGAAATTGTTGCTGAACTGGAAGATTTAGCCAAAATATTCAAAATAAGAGAAATACCAAGAAGATTAGCCATTGTTGATATGATGTTAGACGGCAAGGGTTTAGCCTCTTTCTTCCCACAATTATCTGAAGCTCAAAATAAGGCTCTTGATTCTAATAATTATATTTCTACTCGTGTAGAAGAAATTCTATCTAAGCTACGCGGATCTATTAAAACTAAAGATATTGATTTAGAAGGTGGAGATCGTCAAGAAATGTCTCCAGAAATTTCTGGAGTTAAGAACAAGTTAGAACAAGACGCAGCCAAAGAAAAGAAACGTAAGGATATGAGAAAAGAGCAAGAGATTGCTGAAGCGACCACCCCTACCAAAGAGACACCTGAAGTAGAGATGGGTGAATTAGCTCCGCCCACCGTACCCCCTCCACCTCCCCGAGCCCCAGCCGTTCCTAGACCTTTAGGCTGAAAAGAAAATGAATGAAACTTCAGGAATTACTTCAATCATTAAAGCGGGTGCAAGAAAATATAGGAGCATCTCCAGCTTTTATATGTGGCGGTGTGCCGCGTGATAAATATATGGATCGATTGGAAAATATTTCTGATATAGATATCACAACTGGTGATAAGAGCGTTGACTATCTTTCAGAGATTTTCTCCGATGAATTACGTAAAAAATATAATGTTACTCGACGATCTATGGAAGATGGACATAGTTCAGTATTTGTTGGCAGTTTAAAAATAGATTTTTCTTCCAATTTTAATGCTCCCAATATTGATGAAATATTACGTGCAATAGGAATTGCCAATCCTTCTAAAATGCAAAAGGAAATTTATAGTCGGGATTTTACATGTAATTCTTTATTGATGTCTCTAGATCTAAAGAATATTATTGACCCTACTAAAAAAGGATTTTTAGATATTAAAGAGCGCAAAATTAAAACTTGTCTTGCGCCCGAGATAACGCTTACTTCTAATAGAAATAGAGTCGCCAGATCTATTTATTTAGCTTGCAAATTAGATTTTGATGTGGATGATAGCATTATTAATTATGTTAGCAAGAATCCTCAGTCAGTAAATTTATCTACTGAGAAATCAATGTCCGAAAAATTAGGGGAAGCTTTTACCAGAGATGGTGATAAGGCCAGCTATTTATTGACAAAAATGGGATTATGGAACTATGTACCCATTGTTGAGCCTGCCTATAAATATTATCAAAAACATCTACAAGGAAAATCTAATGTCAAAAAATAAGCTGGCTTATTTTCAAGGTGGAGGAGGGGTTAATGAACCTGCCCCGCCTGGACACAGAAAATATAAATCTGATCCTGCTATTGTTGTGCAGCCTCGTTTCGAGGAGCCACTTTATCGTAACTATGATTTGTATGATGTTCCTGGTAAATATGGGCCAGGAGCAGGCTACCATGAGCTGATGAAGCACCCTAGCGTCAAAGAATTTCTAGAGTTCCGCAGGAAGCGTTTACAGGGCAAGTATGTGGCAGACGACTCATGGATCTTGGATAGCGGTAAGAAAACGAAAGAGAACCCCGGCATCAAAGCTAGGGCGGCTATTTTCAATCAAATTATTAAATCCGCTGGTCCTAATTATGATTTAGGTAAGGGTCTATATCAGGAAATGAGTGATGGCAAAGTTGATAGCGTAAAAGAATTTAGAGAAGAAGGTAATCATGGCCCAGCTGCGATAATGAAAAAAGATATTAATAATACAGATTATCCAATAGATGACCAAATTAATTCAGAGCCAATTACAGTTGAGAATGAGCCATATGGTGGATTAGTTGGTCTTGGGCCTTATTTTCCAGAAAATGATTTTGAGGGAAAGACTCCCGAACAATTAGATTTTGGTAGAGATTATACGGAAGATGCTGAGTTTCTAGCTTCCTTGACCGAAGAAGACCTCAAAGAATTAATCGAGAAGTATTTAACTCCAGATGAAACTGGACTATTTGGTTTGCCTGATGGTGTAGACCCAGATGGTCATGATGCCGATCAAACTAATAATGGTAAAAACCCATATTTTGGTGTTTCTGATGAGGGGAGACAGATGTATGAAGATAAATGGAATATATAAACCAATGATTATCATTGCATACAAATGCATATAATCATATAGAAAGCACTATAGAGGAACCCTAAATGACTTTAAAATCATACGCCCAAGACTTTTTTAACTTTGATAATATGGATGCCAATAATAAGGCAACTCCGGGCTCACTATTACACGCTTTAGATACAAATGAAGTACATCATGATCATTCAACACCAGATCATGGTCACATTGAAGTATCTGAGCCTATTGAAATTGAAATTGTAGTAGAAGAATTGCCAGGTGCTCCCGCCGGAACTAAAGATCCGGAGCCAACCATTGAAGTATCGGAAGAGCCTCTTAGTGTGAAAGAAGACGAAACAGACGATAATGATGCGAAAAAGGGCAAAGGCAAAAACGAAAAATGGGATTGGTCAAAGCATGGCCCACATGGTTTCGTTGCTTGGATTAAGAGTAGGATTTCAGACGTACCTAAGCATTCAGGATATGATTCTTCTGGATTAGAACGAGCAGTTGCTTATATGGAAAGGCTTGATAACGAGATTTCTAAAGCAATGAGATTAGATTTAGATGGAGATTTAGATGGAAATAAAATCGAAGTGGTTCGTTCTGAACTAGATGATGGTATTGCTAGATTACAAGCCCGCCTTGATAAAGTTAAAGAGTCTAAAAAATCATCAAAGAAGCGCAAAAAGACCGCTCAAGATTTAAGTTCTGAAATTTCTACAGTCATGGATAGGTATTCAAACGAAGACATCAATGAATGGGTTGATGATACAACTGTTCCAGGAGAAAATTGGACTATTGAAAAGGCTATTGTTCAATTAGCTAATAATGGTGAAGAGCCAGGATTTGAGGGAGCGACTTTAATTAAGGAAGCTCAAAAGATTATGGGCGTCAAAGGCGTAATGATAACTGTTCCTATTTTTATTTCTAGAGTTGCTCGTGTATGTGTTAATGGTACTGTCTCAGGAGGACATGATATTGAAGATTTATATCAGCGTCAAGTCAAAAAGTGGGCTTTAAATGAGCGTGAGCAAGCAGAGGTACAACAATTATTATTTGATATGGGATATCCACTTCGTCAAGACCGTGGTTTTATGCCAGATGATGATTTGGAAGTTTTCGATACTGATAATATGGACTGGGCAGCAAATTATCGCAGATAATAGGGATTTAATATGGCTAAACAACCACGCAATCAACAAGTAATTAATAGGCAATCTGATATTAATCAGAATGATGACCATTGGTTAAAGCAATTTGAAGCTAGCCTTCAAAAGGTAAGCGTCCAGCCTAAAAATAATAATCTTTTTGAGCAGATTAATTCAATTATGAATACTAAATCGAAATATCCTTCTGTCCAAGCAGCAGTAGATGATATGATGAATAGAAGTGGATTAAATGGCTATCTTGATAATGTTAAAGTATCTGAACATGTCGAACCCAATTCTCCTAAAAAAACGGCACAGCAAACAATTGACGAAAATGAAGCTAGAAAAAAAGATATCACGCCAGATGTAATTAAACAAAAATATAGTATTAAAGATACATTGCAAAATATTATAGATGATACAAAAGGTAATATGCCAATCTCAGCGATTATTGCTAAGCTGCACGCACTGCATGCAAGAGATATTTCTGAAGAATCGTCTTGGGATGATGAGAAACTTGTAAGATTAGTAAGCCGTCTTAATTTAAAAGCCAAACAAGATAACCCAGGCAACTATGATAATTACAATATGCTAGGAAAAGGCGATCATTCAACCGCAGATACAGATATTGATCCATCTAATAATGATATGTTTCATGCTTTAATGCCTGCTAAAATTTAAGTGCTTTGCACTTGCCCAAGGCTTTTTTTCATTATCAATCTTATTATGATAACAATTAAAGCAAAAAACTTGCAAATCTAGGTTTAAGAAATTATTAGAAATTAATTCTCGATAAAATTTAGCACTTACATCATGATTAAGTGTTAATTTTTCAATAGAGTCTTCATTACAAATAGAGCAGTATCCTCCATAGTGAGTGATAGCTGCTCTTTTATTTTGTAATGCATATTTATCTTTATTTGGCCTGCATCTACAATTATAGCAAGTAACCCTATATTCATTTTTATCTACCAAATTATTATAGAGATAATTTATATCAACATTACCTCCATTAATACGAAAGACCGCTAATTTACTGTAATCATCTTCTTCACATTTAAAGCATTGGTTGCCATAGTAGAAAATAACAGCACTTCTTCTGCATCTATACCTTTCATATTGTTTTTTGCTATAATCAGGATTGGCTTCTTGTCTTATTTTATCCTGTATTTTTCGACAGCTTTTACATATATAATGACCGACATTCTTGTCATAAATATTCCAATTATTTTTTTTGAGCAAATTAGAGCATTTAAGGCAATGTTTCAGACTTCTCTTTTTCTTTGATGACATATATGTGTATATATCAGTATTTTCATATGCCTACATTAAATATAGAGAATAAAGAATTATTTGAAAAGTTTAAAAAGCAACTAATGATGTATGATCCTGTAACTTTTTGCCAGGAACATTTAACATTAGATGGTAAAGATTTTACATTAAGTGGAAATGGATATAAGCCATTTAGTGATATTTATAGATATATTGGAATTAAAGCTCTAGAGCCAAATGCCAAACCTGTTATTTTAGTTAAAGGTCGTCAGGTTGGCGCGACAACAATGGCCAGTGCTTTAGAAATGTATTTTATGGGTTCTGGTTTATTTGGGGGTGAAGGTGAAGGATCAAAGCCGCCTATTCGTATTATTCACGCTTTTCCTCAATTAGAATTAGCGGCAGCTTATTCTAAGACTAAGCTCAATCAAATGATCAATCAATCAAAAATTCTTGATGGATCTAAAGAAATTAAGGGTGTTAGACCAAAATCTTATATGCAAAACTTATTAGATCAGACTGCTGCGACTAATGATTCTTTACATTTCAAACAATTTAAAGGTGGAAACCATTTATGGATTGAGTCTACTGGAGTAGATGCAGACCGTCTTATGGGTAGGACTGCTGATATTATTTTTTTTGATGAAGTTCAAAAAATGACCAAGCAAGCAATGGGAAATGCACTTAAGATTCTATCCACAGCTAAATATGGAGCTAAAGGACAAGGCGTCTTAGTTTATTTTGGTACTCCTAGACGAGAAGATTCTGCCTATAATAATATGTGGCAGAAATCTTCTCAGCAATATTACTATCTTGGATGTGAAGGTTGTAAAGAATATTTCCCTCTTTATACACCAGGTACTAATGATTGGGAAAAAATTTGGATTCATGGTTTTATTGTTCAGTGCCCGCATTGTGGATGCAAACAAAATAAATTAGAAGCTGCTGAGCGTGGTAAATGGGTAGGACTTAAAGATGAATCAAAATGTGATATGATTGGATTTCATATTAATCAGCTTTATATGCCTACATTTACAAGAGAGCATATAGAAAAAGAAAAACCAGAAAATCACGCAATTAATACTGAAAGAGTATATATGAATGAAGTCTTAGGAGAATTTTTCCAAGGAGACTCTAGCCCAATTACTACAGATGAAATTCGTGTTCTTTGTGGAGATGTCGAGCGAAAATTTAGTCCAATGATTGTTCCATCCAGTGGTGTAGATAAACAAATTGTCTTATTAGGAATAGATTATGGTGCTCGTGCAGACTATGAACAAATGGCAAATCCAGACTCTATGAAGCAAACTGGCCAATCTTTTAGTACAGCAGTCGTGCTTCTAACCAAAGGTCCAGGATTATTATCAGTTGAATTTGCAACTAAGTTTAAAAGAAATGATCCTGAAAGTAAAAAGGGCATTATTGATCAATTAATGAGGCAGTATAATATAAGTTTAGCAGTGGGAGATATTGGTTATTCTAATGACTTTTCTTATAGCTTACACAGCTCTTATGGAGATAGATATTTAGTTTCTCGCGCTCATAATAGAATTAATGATAAGGTAAAGTTTAATGCTGATGCTTTTCCAAAAGAGATTATTTTTGAAAGAGATTTTTATATTGGAGAACTATATGAGCAGATGAAGAAGGGAATGATTAGATTTCCATATGGAAGCTATGAAAAAGTTGGATGGTTAGTTGAACATTGTGCTAGTATGGAGTTAAAACCATCTATTCCCAAAAATGGAGGAGACCCAACCATCCATTATGTTAAAGGAAATACTCCAAATGACGGATTTATGGCTCTTCTTAATGCTTATCTAGCCTATAAATTTCTAGTTAGTAGAGGGTTTACCAACAATAATCCCGGCTCTCAAAATACAAAAGATGCCAATAAACCAATGGTTATGTCAGGATATGTCAAAAGAAAAATATAAAATACTGTTATATCATATTTAGAGTATTATGGGTATAGTAGAATAAGAGGATTTATGGCTGGTATCAAAAAATCAGGTTTAGGTGCAGGAGAACATTCCTTTTCAACTAGGTTCGTATCTAATAGAGATACTACGCCTAATGTTAGCTCTATTATGGGAAAAGGTATATCTGAAGAAAGAAGAGTTATTCTATCAGATGAGGTTGATCACGGTATTTTTAGAGATGGATCCAGTCCAAGCTATAATAATTTGACTAAAAACTGGCAAAATGAAAATGGTGATACGCCTAATGGAAGAGTAGTTTCTTCGACACATCTATCTAAATATGCACAAGCTGTTAGTAGTTCAGGTGGCGGCATGTTTCGTGGAGTTGGAGGTGACTCCGTTAAACAAACTCCAGAAGTTTATTCTCCACTTTGGTTAAATAGCAATCTTAATTTACCTCGTGATAGGGCCACTATTAATGCTTGGTGTAGAAGTTTTTTTGCTTTAAATCCTTTTGTTCATAATGCTGTTAGCCTACATAGTACTTACCCTATTAGTAAGCTTTCTATTAAATGTCCCAATAAAGATATTGAGAAATTCTTCGATGATATGATTGAAGAAATTGATCTTATGAATATCTGTGTGCAAATTGCTCAAGAGTATTGGCTCTTAGGTGAGGCTTTTGTGTATGCGGAGCTTGATGAAGGTAAAGGTAAATGGAGCCGCCTTCATATTCAAAATCCAGATTTTATGATTGTTAAGAGAACTGTTGTAGCTAATGAGCCTATTATTATGTTACGTCCAGATGAGAATCTTAAAAAGATTATCTTTTCTAATAGACCAACAGATATTGAGCAGAGAAAACAGCTTAATCAACATATTATTGATTCTGTTAGGCGTGGAGAAAATATTCCTCTTGACAATTTTCATGTTTCTCATTTAGCAAGAAGAATTAGCCCTTATGAAATTAGAGGTACAGGGTTGCCTGTCTGTATTTTTCGTCAATTAATGCTTTTTGATAAGTTAAGAGAGTCTAAGTATGCCCAAGCCGATAATATGATCAATCCATTGACAGTTGTCAAGATTGGATCTCCTGATTATAAGCCAACTTTTGCCGATTTGGAAGCCTGGAGAAGCACTTTTGAAGAAGCTCAATATGATAAAGATTTTAAAATTTTTACACATGAAGGTGTAGACATTCAAAGAGTTGGATATAATTCAGGTATTTTTGATATTGGAAATGATATTACTCAATTAATAAAAGAAATATTTATTGGTTTGCAGGTTCCTCAGGTAATGATGGATGGTGGAGCTGACACTACCTATGCTAATGGCGGTGTTGCTCTTGATCTTTTGAGACAACGATACATGCAATTCCGTAATATGTTATCTCACTGGTTAAAGACCAAGATATTTGCCCCAATCTCCAAGATTCAGGGATTTTATGATTATTCTGGTGGAGAGAAACAGCTTATTGTTCCTGAAATTGATTGGAATCATATGTCCCTATTTGATGCAGGAGATTATATTAATAACTTAGTTCAATTAACAGCTGGAGAGGGACCCGCTAAGAGAGCCTCTTTAAATACTCTTTATCGTTCATTAGGATTGGAGATGGAAGATGAAAATAGAAAGATTCGCAAAGAGAATATTCAAAATGCTATCTTCAAAAAAGAGGTTGCAGCTTTGGAAGCTTTGGGACTTGATGCTTTGCGCGCATTGGATGATGATGATGAGATCCCAGAGCCAGATGGAACGGCGGCAGAAGCTCCACTTCCAGGAGAGACTGGTGCAGCATCAGGCGGAGCACCACCAGATTTAGGAATGGGTGGCGGTATGCCACCTATGCCTCCAATGGGGGGAGGCGCAGCGCCACCAGCTATGCCGCCACCATCAGGAGGAGGGGGAGGAGCACCAGGAGGCGGAGGAGCGCCACCGTCACCACCAGCCCCGCCAGCTTAAATAAGTTCAATAAGCCTCTACTTGTCAATAATCCCGTATAGTTTTAACTAACGTCATATAAGTAGAGGCTTTTCTATGGAAAAAATTGGACAAAAAAGAACATACAGAAATAAAGCTAGGGAGCTTGTAAATAAGCCAAGTGTCTTTTTCGAAAAGATATTTGATCCAGAGCTTATTGGCATCATGAACGCTCTTACTATTGCTGATGATAAGATTCGTGCCGAATTAACTGGCGAAAAAATGGGTAAGCACGCCCCAGCTCCAGATGATAAAATTTCAGCTAAAGAGCTAATTAAAAATGCACGCTCTAATTTCAATAGACGCGAATATATGGCAGGCATTTCTGATTTAGTTATTTTTAATAAGAAAATGTTTAATACTGTTGAGCTTATTAATGAATTCAAAAAAAGTCTATCTAATATAGATGAAACTACACTTAAGCATAAGCTTCTTTTTGAAGGAGTTTCAGACACTCATTTAGAAAATATAGAAAAGAATATTGCTCATGTTAGAAAAAATGGAGAGCAATGTTATGAATCTTTTATTAAAGAGGCTAAATTAGCGGGACTCTTAGATACTTGGTATAATCTAACTAATGCTCGTGGAAGATCATTAGCGGCTGTTGAAAAGCGTTATCCTAAAATTACTGAAGATTTACGCAAAAAAGGATTAACAGTTATATCTAATGCCGAATCACTACTTAGTAATACTATTTCTAACTTAAAAACTATGGCTACTGCTAGAGCAACTCGTAAATTAGACCCATATTTAGAGGCAGCCAATGCAATTGTTGCTGATTATTCTAAATTTAATGATGGTGAAAAGGGATTTACTGCTTATTATGATAATGTAGTTCTTCCAACTATTAAAGCAAAAAAAGAACTTGATGAAGTTAATGCTAAAGCTCAAGCTGAAGCTAAATTAAAAGCCGAAGAAGAAGAAAAAGCAAAGGCAGTAAGTCAGCAACCAACATCTCCGGCCGCAATATTAACTCCTCCACCTCCATCACCATTAATTAATCCGCCACCTGGCCCACCAGGAGCTAGCTCTTTCCCAACACCACAACCAATGCTACCACAAGAAGCATTTTTACCATCTGGATATATAAATCCATTTGTGCAAACTTTTTCTCCAACAGTACAAACTGCTCACATTAAAAAAGAACCAATTATAGAACAGAGAAGAGCTACTCCGGGCGGTCCCAAAGCCTTAGAAGGAGTTAATATTGGCAAATTACCACTATCTCCCCCAAAGAAAAAGGTAGATACGCATCAAAAATTTTATGAGTCATTACAGTCTTTAAGTGATGAGCACCCTATTATTTTAGCAAATTATATTGCCAAATATGCCAAGTCTATTCAGGAAACAGATTTAGAAACTGCGGTTAAGCTCTTTAACATTGTCAAAAATATTAGGGGTTAAATATGGCAGCTAATTTAGGATCAAATTTCTATCCAAAACTTATAGAAATATGCAAAGAGGTTGGAATGAGGCCGGAAGATCTTCTTGCCGTTATGAACTCGGAATCTGGCCTTAATCCGGCCTCATTTAATCAAAATGGAGGGGCAAGTGGTTTAATTCAATTTATCCCCCCCACATTAGTTGGGCTTGGTTACACTGGAACTCCAGCTGAATTTAGAACATTATCTGGAGAAGAACAACTGCCTTGGGTTAAGAAATATATACAAAGTAAAGGTAAAGGAATCAAATTCGATTCTGCCGGCAAATATTATGTTGCCAATTTTTTTCCGGCGGCCCTTAATTTGCCCGGTATTAAAAATGAAGACCCCAAAACTCCAATCATTGAGAAAGATCCAGAAGAATTACCCGATGGTAGTAGTAAAAAATATGCTGATATTGGGGCTAAAATTTCTACAAGATTTGAAAAAATAGTTTATGAAGCTAATAAAGGACTAGATCACGGTTCAAAGGGCGTAATTACTTATGGTGATATGATTGCTGCAACAGATAATGCAAAAAAATCTAAATCATATCAATCAGTATTATCTCAATTAGAATCAGATACCGGTTATCGACCATCTTCTGGTCCTGATATTTCTACAAAACCGGAAAGAATAGCCCCATCTATGACGGCTAGTTTGGAAGAAATGATTAATGAAGGTCTTCAAATGCTTAAATCTGTTTTTGCAGAAGAAACTTCTCTTAAGAGAATATACAAAAAAGCTTTGCCAACACATAATATTTTAATTCAAATTGCAGCTCCCGATTATAATAGTGCTATAGAGTTTTCTCGTGTTCTTACTAGTGCTTTAGATGAAGATTTACTTTCTACCTCCTATCCATATACCGATGGAAGCAAGGTCGAGGTAGAGTGCTCTATTCAAGGGCCTGAGAAAGAATGTTTTGAGGCAGTTCAACAAATGTCAGAAGCTATAGCGGAAGCTTTTCGAGATGCTACAATTAAAATTGGTGGATTGAAAGTAAAATCAAAGTGTATTATGAATAAAAAGTCATCTTATCAGCCTATTAGTTTAAGAACTGCAACATCTAATTATAGAACTTTTTTACTTAAGTTTATCTAAAGGGAATATACAATGGTATCAGAACAACAAATTACAGAAACTGTAGAAATGCTTCAGAAATCAGGTAAAACCTTTGCTGAATTTTTAGTAGAACTTTTTAAAGATAAATTCATTGAAGTATATGTTGGAGATGCTTATGAAGATGTAAGCACAGAACAAATTACTACTGCTTATCCGGCTGTTTTTTGTGGAAAAGTAGTTGCTGCTTATCGTGAATGTTTAATTCTTAATTGTGCTTATAGTGAAAATAAACACATGAAAATGGGCAATATGCTTTTTATTAATGAAAGAGCTATTAGAGCGCTAAATGAAGCAGATGGTAATGGTAATATTGAAGAGATGATGCTAAGAAGCAAAGAATCAATGTATATACAGAATCATTTTGGCAAAAAATAAATGAAAGATATAAATACTATCCTACATATGGCTAGCATCTATGAAAATAGATGTTTAAACAGCCTGGTAAAAATTGCGAAAATACGCAAATTACCAGATGGTAGGTATCGTGTGATCTCTCAAAAGGGCAAAAATTTAGGAACCTGCAAATCATTAAAGGGAGCAAAACACAGACTGAGAATGATTGAAATGTTTAAACATATGAAGGATAAAAAATAATGTACCATATATATATTATTCAAAATAAATTAAATAATAAAATATATATAGGGCAAACAAACTCTATTGAATATAGGTGGTATTGTCATAAGAATAATTCTTTTAATGAAAATACATCATGTTATGATACCTATATTGCTAGAGCAATTAGAAAATATGGAATTGATGCTTTTAATTTCGGTGTAATTGAAAGTTATGATAATTTAGATGATTGCAATGAGGCAGAAGAATTTTGGATTGGATATTTTTCTTCTTATAATAACTATATGGGGTATAATATTAAATTAGGTGGTAATAATCATATAATGAGCGAAGAAACAAAACAAAAAATAGGAGCATCAAATAAAATTGCCCTAACAGGAAAAATATTAACGGAAGAACATAAAAATAATATATCTTTAAGTTTAAAAGGAAAAGAATTTTCACAAGAACACAGAGATAACCTATCCAAAGTGCTAAAAGGAAAGCAAAATTGTTTAGGTAGAGTATTATCAGATGAAACAAAAAATAAAATATCTACATCAAATCTTGGTAATAAAAATGCTCTGGGGACTAAACATGGCATAAATAGTAGAATAAATTTAAGTAAATCAAAGCTTACATTAAGCGTAGAAGCTGTTGAAAATATTATTAATGATTTTAATAATAATCATATTAAGAAAAAAGATCTAGCAATCAAATATAGAGTCAGTAAAGATACTATAACTAGAATATTTAATGGTATTTATTTTAATAGGGTTAAATGAATAATATTATTTTAATAAATAAAATATCTAAATATGAGATTATGTGCTTATCTAAAAAGAGATATTCTAAAAAAGAATATTTTAAGCATTTTGATCATTCAGATGCGGATGATACGTCTTCTATTATTGATTTAACAGATATTGATGAGTTTGCTTACTCTGCTGTTATGCGTAAGTTGCGTCAAAAAGCCAGCCCAGAACAAGTTAAAATCTTTCTGCAGCTATATAAGCAACAATTTGATCGAGCAGTTAAAGGTCAATCTCATAAACCAGAAAGAATTGCCTTACAAAATTCTTTAGTTAAATTTAATAAGCTTCATAAAATCAAGCTTGATAAGAAAATGATTAAGACTGCTGCCATATCTGAACTTGGAAATGCCGAACAAGTAGGTAAGTACTTATCTGATATTGTTCGTTTTACGCTTCAGCGTATCCCCTCAGAAAAAAGACAGCATGCCATGGATAGTTTGAAAAAGAAATTTTCCGCCATGAGCGAGAGCGAAATTGCTTCCAAACAATTGCCCGAATCGTCTGCATTAGGACAGGCGATTACATTCGTTAAGCACGTTTTATTTAATCATGATGCCAAATATGTAAGGGAAGTTCTTAATAGTCTGTCGAGATCACTATGATTAATAAATTTCGCACAGTTATTCCCAATAAATTATACCGTGGCTCCTCCCCTAGCCCACAAGATGTAAAGCATTTGAAGGAAAAGCTAGGTATTAAGAAAATTGTTAGTCTTGACCAAAAAGCAGGAGAAAGAATAGATCGTGTCTGTAATCTTTTGGGTATTAAACATATCAAAATGTATATTAATCCTGGAAGAAAATCCTTATTACATTTCGTTTCTCAAGACTTAAAAAAGCTATTTTTAGAGGGCGGTCCAACTTTTGTTCATTGTCATTATGGTAAAGATAGAACTGGGTTAGCTTGCGCTTTAGTTAAATGTAAATACTTCGGAGAAAGTCCTGAAAAAGCCATTGCCGAAGCCAAATCATTAGGTTTTGGAGTTGGAGTTGCACCAGAGGTAACTTATTTGTATGAAAAGATCATTCGCTCATGTAAAAAATCTAAAGATGAGAATAGCGCCGATATTGTTTCTAATGAACAAGAGTATCAGGGTGACAATCGTGACAGCTTCTTAGACGAGGGGCATCAGGGCTCCTTCTCACCATTTTTGGATGGCGGCATTCGTCAATACCCATATGATGCTCCCTTCAATTTTATAAATGAGCAGGCTCCAACTCGTGAAAATTTCAGAAATGATAATTTTGATGATGATAATGGGACATTAAGAGAAGAGGCTGAATCTGATTCGGTGCCAGTAGTTGGGGTATTTGATAATGATGCAGGTATTCGTGGTGTAGGACCTACCGATCTTCCTGGAGGATTTATATATCCATAATGAGTAAATCAATGATAATAATTAAAGCATACAGCGTTCAAATGAGCTATAATGTGACTGATGAGGAAAAACATCAAGCAGAACAAGCTATATTATCATTTAAATCTACTAGAAATTTATTAGCAGAAGCTTCTGAATATCTAAATATTATGAAAACTCCCTTTAAAGATAATCCAGATATGACTCCAAAAGATATTTGGAAAGCTCGCCCAGTTATTCGTCGTTTTAGAGATAAATCAATTGATAATTTTGATGAATTCAAATCAGCTGCATTTCAATGCGTTAATTTAATGCAAACTTTTGCGAATGACACCCAAACATTAAAATTAATGAAGTCATTTATTACATCTATTGATGAGTTAGAGGTAAAAGTTAATGATTTTGCAGAACTATTTGAAGATTTACAGTCTAAGGATTTCTCTAAAAATATTGTAACTAAGATGGAAGATATTCAGAAAAAGTGCGATGATATTGATGAAATTATTGATGAAAGAATAAAGACTCATATTCAAACTAATATCTTAGCTACTAACTGGGTAGATTCAGTTAGCACAGAGCTTCAAACAAAAGTAGAGAAAAAGACCCCTCTTATTTTAGATCTTTTTAATAAGCGACAAGACCAATTGAATGACGCAATTGAAGATCGAAGCACTGTTGGACATTAAGTTTAGATTACAAAATGGTAATATTTCTTCATATTAAATATAGTTTTTAGTTTTGTAGCAATATTACCTTATAAGTTTGTAGTCTCCAACCGGAGAAAATATATGGCATTCATAAAACATAGTGATGGAAATATAGTAGGCATTGTAGACGGTGATGATTTAACAGATGATCAAAAGCAAGCCGTTAAGAAGTCAAAAGAATTCGTTAAACAATCTGATAACGAATTATCTGATTCTTCCAAAGTGAAGAAGTCAGGGAGTTAATGCATGAGTATAATTAAATTAGGCGAAGCACATGAGGTAAAATTAGAGAATGCAGATTCTTGTATTCCAGAAGTTAGTGCTGAATGTCTAGAAAATTTTAGAAAAATTGCAGCTGATTTAAAAAAGATTGCACCCAAAGCAGAAGACTTTTTATATTTTTCAGCCGTTATGATGCATGCTGCTGAAGCGGCAGCTCTTAATGAAGATGGAACTCCCAAATTAACAATTAAAGGTGAGCCCGTTCAAGTAGGCTGGGATAAAACTGGTAATACTTGGAAGTGGACTAGTAATGATCCTAGTATTAAAGCATATAAAAATTCAAATGGCGATATCTTCCCAGAAGAAGAGCTAACTAAAGCCTATAAGAAGTGGAAACATAAGCCTCTATGTGTCGATCATAAATCAAGTTCAGTCGATCATGTTAGAGGCTTTATTGTTGATACCTATTATGATCGTGCTCTTAAAAGAGTAATTGCTTTATGTGCCCTAGATAAGGCTGGATTTCCACAATTAGCTAGACAAATTTCAACTGGTGTTTCTACCTGTGTTTCAATGGGAACTGCTGTTGGACGAGCAATTTGTTATGATTGTCAAAGAGTAGCAAGAACTGAAGCTGATTTCTGCAATCATATGAAAAATAAGAGCTGCTATGGTGAAATCAACGTAGATCTTAATCCAATTGAATTATCAATTGTTGTTAATGGTGCTGATCCTAGAGCAAGTATTAAACATATTATTGCCTCAGCCAATACCATGAATACCTATTTAGAAAATAGGACAAGATATTTAGAAAAATTAGCGGATTTAACCTACTCTGCTGATATTAAAGTAAATGATCCATCTGGTCATGAATCGCTTGATTTTCAGCCAATTAATATTACTGCAAACGATTTAGATCAGTTTAAGAATGATATGGAAAATGCTTTTAGTCAGCTTCAGCAATTGAAAAATACAAAAATTTCAGAAAAAGATACTAATGTTCCCGCATCTAATCAATCGTCGGGATCTATTAGTATGGAGGAAGGCGCACCGACAGATTTAGGATTCGCCTTAAACCCATTGCAAACTGCTAGGTTTGCATCTGCCAATGTAGAGGCAGAGTCTATAGTTGAGCTTCATCAAGTAACAGCCGCTATTGAAGCTACATTAAGTCAAATGAAAAAGAGCTTAGATAAGTTATCACAAATTACTTCTACAAAACAAGAGGAAAATATGTCTGGATCAGAAAAATTAAATAAAAATGCTTATTTTCAGGGCGCAGGCGGCGTCAATGAACCAACACCAGGTACAGTAAAGTATCCTAAAGATCCATTGAATGAGCAACTTCGTGAACGCGAAGATAAGCAAATGGTCGGGCAGTCTCCTTTCCCAGAAGTAGGGCCAGTAGATGGAATGCACCTTTCTCCAGGATCTGTTGATCCTTCTGATGAGTTAGAGCGTAAGAAGATGCTCGCTCGTGCAGAAGTCAAAGATAGAGAGATGAGAAGAAACGCTATCGTTCAATTAGCTAAAGATGCTTTAAAGACCAAAGAAGCATATTGGCTTGGTGGCGGGGGTGTCAATGAACCATCCCCAGGTAAAGTTAAGTATCCAAAAGATAAACTTAATGAAGAACTTCGTGATTATGAAGATAAGCAAATGGTTGGTCAGTCTCCATTTCCAGGCGTTGGCGCAGTTGATGGGCTTCATCCATCTCCAGGCTCAGCTGATCCAAAAGACGAGCTAAAGCGTAAGCAAATGCTTGCTCGTGCATCTTTAAGAGCTAGATTCGTTAAAGCTGATAATAGTAATGGTAGTCAAAATAAGGGCGCAAGTGCTTGGGAAGTTTTCCTAGGAGACAGACTCTTATTAACTGCCTCTGTAGCAGATATTTCTGGCGGACATGTCACAGACATTCTATATGACAATATTGCTACCAAAGATTTCGGCGCTAAATTGATTGAAAAAGTCAAGGTTCATGGTGCTGATGCTGTAAACAAACTAATTAAGAAGGCTCAAGCAGTTCCCCCTCCACCTCCAGGTGGCGATATGGGTATGGGCGCTCCTCCAGGTGATATGGGCGCTCCTCCAGGCGGACCAGAAGAAGGGCCACCAGCAGAAGATACTGGTAAGTCAGGCGATCCAAAAGAACATGCATTAGACTTAGCTGAAAAGGGCGTAGCTCTTATGTCAGATTTACAAGAAGCTATTAGAGCTTTAACTGGTGAAAAAGCTGAAATGAAGGAACAAGAGGGTGGCGTTGGTAGCCCAGCAGGCGGTCCAGCAGCAGGCAGCTCTGCCCCTCCAATGGCAGCTGACGATCAAGATGCGCGTAAGAAGAAGGATAGTGATTCTACAAAAGAATCTAGCTTTAGTTCTAATGCTCTTAATACTCTTAGAAAAGAATTAAATGGAGCTTTAACTCAAGCAATGAAGGAGTCACTTGCAGAATTAAGTGATCACCAAACAGAACTACAAATGGTTGTTGACATGTATGATAATGGTGCCGTTAATGGAGCCAATCAAGATTTTGTCAATACCGTAGTAGATGATGCATTGAATGAAGCTAAGACTTCGATAGCGGATGGATTTAAGTTAATGAGTGCCTTCGTTAAGTATGCTCGTGGAACTAAGGCAATTGTCAAGCGCGCTGAAATTGAAGCAGGACTTCAATCACTTGCGACTGAAGGAGATTCTACAATGACGTACAAGAGAGCCGATGATAGCGATTTAATGTTCTTGATCAATGAAACTAATGCAGAATTAGAAGATATTAATAATATTGAAGGACTAGGCGATGATAATGAAGTTCATCATGGAGATCTAGAAGGAGATAAAGAATTAGATCAGCTTATCGAATCTTTGAATTTTGTTGATGATGGTCTTGCTGATGATAATTTAGCTGACGCCCAACTACAACCAGGTGATAAAGCAGTAATTGGTAAAGATGGTAAGCCAATACCAGAAAAAGTTGCCTCTTATGATTCTCGTCAGGGCCGTGCATATCTTAGAGCTAAGTTAGCGGCTGATGCAACTGGTAAAGAAGAAGATGGGGAGATCGAGAGCGCTGAGAAGTTAAAGTGGTCTGATATGTTAGATGCTGCTGATAAGCACACTGACGGACAAACTAAGTTAGATACTAAGCCATCTGATGATCTTGGATATGTCGAGACTCTACCAGAAGTCAATAAGAGAATGTTAGAAGTTGCTAGAATGCCACCTAAGGTTCGCAAAGAGGCAGAAGCTATTCAAAGAATGGTATCTGAAGGTAAATTAGACCCAAGAGATGTTGACGCTCTAGTAGCAGAAGGTCTTGATAAGGATGCAGTCGCTTACTGGAAGAAGTTCTACGGTGAAGTTGACGGCGGAAGTGAATTCGCTAGTGAACTTGTCAAAGAACACGTCAAGGCTTCTATGGAAAATGATTTGAATACTTTCAGAGTTAAAATGGCCCGTGCTTATGAGCTTGCTTATGACATGGTAGACCGTGGACTTTGCCCAGCTGATAGGGCATCCATCTCTGATCAAGTAGATTCTATTATGAAATTTAATGATGAAGGGTTCGATTCTCTTAAGAGAGTAGTAGCTCGTCATGAGCCATCTCTTCGTAAGGAAGCTGGTCGTATTCCACAAGTTGGACTACGAGGAGAAGGTGATACTCAAGTAAATACATTAGTCGAAGAGGACGCATACTCTCAATTATCTTCAATGTTTGGCACTAAAAGGGGCGCATTCTAAAAATAAATAGCATTACCCCAACAATGAGGATAATATGAAATTAAATGATATAGCTGAATCAATGTATACAGCTTTGAATAGTAAAGAACATAAATCTTTATTTTCAGATTTGTATAAGATTGCACAACTTCGGCATCAAAATATAGAATCTAGATGTAATGAAATATTACAAAGAATTGCTGCCCTAAAACAATATAGTTCTAATTTTAATGCATTAGATGGGCTTGTTGATTATTTAAATAAGAATAAAATTGGAGCACAAGTAGATCCTCAGCTTGTTCTACAATATAAGCAGATTTTAGAAGATAATTTTCATGATATAGATCCTAAAGTAGTTAATACTGGAGAATCATTACTTAATGAATTAAAGTCTTTTGCAGATTATTTAAAAAGTGAAAAGTCTCATTCCGCACAAAATTCATGGGAAACTGTTAAAGATGTTCCTGCTAATTTGGGTGAATTTTCAGCAGATGTAAATACTCCAAAGCATCAATATACTTCAAGTAAATATGGACAATCTACAAAAGATGTTCAAGAAAAATTAAAAAATCTTGGCCCTCGTTATGCAAATCTATTAGGAGCTGTAGATGGTGATTGGGGAGATAAAACTGAAGCTGCATTTCAAGCGTGGAAAAAAGATAATAGACCAGGATCATCTAATGAAGAAGCAGCAGATGAATTAATGAAATCTATGGCATTTCAATCTGTATCTGCTCTTGATGTGGCTTTTAATAGTTTATTAACAGCTTCTGCAGCATTGGATTCACTTGGTTTAGATCGTGGTTCTCATCTTACTCTTAAGATTGCTTCACTAGTTGTTGAAGCTAAAAAGGCTGATAAGAAAAAAAAGGAAGATGATAAAAAGAAAAAATCAGATTCCAAATCTAAGAGTGACTCTCAATCTGCTAAAGATAAAAGGTCAAAAGATGATAAATCTTTATCTGTAAAAAAAAAAGTAAGTAAATCTGCTACAGATATTCTTAGTTATAAAGTTGCGCAAATAGCACCTAATACTTATAGGTATTGGCCTGCCAAGTCTCTTGCGGATAATGCGAAATCAGGAAATATCAATTTAGATGATTTACATAGAAGTAATAAAATTACTAATGAACAATATGACCAAGCTTACGTTCTATTAAATGGAACTGTTGCTCCCGGCGCAGATAAGCAACCTAAAAAAATTACCTATGGCCCCGCCCCTACGGAAGCGGAGAAACCAAATGAAAATTCTAGTTTAAATATAGTTGCTCCTGTAAAAATGGATGGTCAAGCAGAGCGGGCACAAGAAAATGCAACTAATGTTGATAAAGTTATCAATGGCAAAAAGTATCATGTAGGTCCAGATGGAAAATGGACTTTAATACCAACCGCTCAAAATAAGCCTATTACTGAGATATATGGATATAATGTTAAGAGAATTCAAGACGCATTAGCATTAAAAGGCATTCCAATAGGAAGATGGGGCGCAGATGGTCGATGGGGTCATGATACTCAAAATGCCTTAAATGATTTTAAGAAAAGACTAAATATACCAGGAGTAACAGACAAGCAAGCACTTTTATGGTTAATGTCTGGCTCTATGCCCGCCCAAAACCCTTACAGAAGATAATTTCACAAACAAAGGTCATACACATGAAAAACCAATCAATATCAGATTTTGTCGCAGCATCAATGGAAGCCGCTCTTAATAGCAAAGAACATAAATCTTTATTCTCTAATCAATATAAATTTGCTAGTGCAAAGTGTTCTTGCGGCA